AAGTCTTCTCCACCGGCTGGGTAGTTGTCGCTTAAATGAAGTTCCCCTGTTAACATGCGGAGCTGTCCTCCAAAGGCTCTTATCGTATGAAGGCCTGCACCTTGGCCTTCCAGCTTAATTTCACTCATTTAAAAGACCTCCTCAATTAGGCATCTTGCACTAAATAAACCTTCCGATATGGGCTCTGGTCGTTCTGGGCCGCAACACCTTTCAAAAACTTAATCTCTTCAGGGTTAGAGGTAATGTATTTCCCATCCCTGAACTGTATCTTTCTGCCCTTGCCATCCTGTCCAGGCTGTGGTTTGTATGCCGGTTCCATTACAAGAGTGAGGTTGAAGTAATTGCTACTAAAGATCGCCTCTTGGGTCTTTTCCTTCTTAGTATGAGCTGTCATAAACACCCTCCTTAACATAGTTAAATGCGGGAGAAGGCTCTCTCGGGGCCCCTCCCGCTTCACATATCAACCTGACTAAGATATTGCGCCTTTCAGCACAGCATGAGTCTTCTCCAGCCGCACCCTAGAGCCCACCTTAGTCATATATTCGTCTTTCCAGCCGTCCCTATCCGGTTCCTGAATATTCATCTTCAGGGTTGAGTCTTCTCCCGCAAAGGGCCTGTAGTCGATATTCTCAATATCCACCATTACACCCATATCGCCATAGTATTCTTTCTCGAATACCTTGCTGGGGGCAATCATAATCTGTCCATGGAAGGACTGGTATTCCTGCAACCGCAGGCCATAACTTTCTTCCCCAGAAACAGTGTTTATTCGTCCAGCGGCGAACTGGTTAATGATAGACCCTACACGCCGGGAGCAGATAAAGAGCTTCCTATCGCTACCCCAGTCGAAGGCCATCTCACAGAAGTTTTCCCATTCGGGCTCTGTAAGAATACCCTGGTTTGAGGTTCCTACATCATAGTAGTTGGTTTTTATGAACTGCATAAGGCCGCCAGTAGTCCTACGCTTGGAGGCAATATGCTCGTTCCTCTCACCAAACAACAAGGCCCTCTCTATATCCATCCGGTGTTCTATAGCCTTAATCCTCCGCAACCTTGTCCTCTCATCTTCGTTGGTGGCTTTCCCTTCATGGGTTACATCGTTGGAAGCGTCAAAGGGCAAGCGGAAGGTTTGAACATAGTTGTACAGTTTGATGGGCTGGTATGCCCTGGTGTCTGGTGCTCGGGAATTTTCCTCCATAGCATTACCCAACCGAAGTAGGTAATCGTCTACCGCGCCTGATGCTCGTTCGGTGCCGCCAATGTGACTCGAACTAATCTCTTCATAACCATACTGCCTTTCGACGGTAAGGGTATTGTTGCTAACCTCAGTAATGAAGAGTATTTCACCAGTCCTGGTATTCTTTGCAATATCTTTAGCAACAAAGATGCTGCCGTCTGCTACCTCAATAGTAGTATCTCCAGGATCATCTCCATAGGAAGACGCTACTTTAGTCTTCCAGGAAGCAGGCTCTTCATCAAACCAGATATACTCCAAGGAGTTTACAGGGTTTTTCCTGGCCTGCATTAGTATTACAAGGAAGGGGTTTGCATCGGGCAATAACTTGTATATATCGCTCGATATGTCAATATCCCTTCGGTCTCGATCTATATGATATGACGAAACAGGGGCTCCATCAGTAGCTCCCCATATATTTGGTCTAAAATCTGCTGTTCCAGGCATTCAGATCTCCTCCGTTTCGGCGTTAGGTCGCCGAAGGAGTTTTCTCCATCGGTCAACCAAAAACACCTTTTTTAGTTTGACCGCCGAAAATCTGCTGCCGGACCATATCTTCCTGGCTCATTTGCTGTTGTGGCATACGCCCAGTTGTCCCTGGCATCCTCGCAGCGTTTTTGAGAACGTTGTTTTGCTGCTGCTGTTGAGAAACCTGTTGGGGCTGGGCAGGATTTGTCCCGCTTTCTCTTTTAGCTCGTAAATAGGCCCTTTCAAAACCGTTAGGCATATAAGCATAATACTTGTTGTTTCTAACGATCTCCGCAGTCTTCTGGCGTAGGTTTTCAAAGTCTTGTCCATACTTCTGCTGGAGTTCATTAACCTGGCTTGCATAGAAGTTCTGCATTTTTTGAACCTTCTGCTTCTGCTCCCATTGTTGTTGAACTTGTTTTACAGGGTCTTGCTGTTCCTCACTGGCCTCTTTGGTTTGGGGCTGTTGCTCTTGGTTCTGAATCTCCTGTAGCCGCTTTTGAACAAGTTCATCCACAGCTTTGGGCCCGTCTCGATAAAGCCTATCCAACCAAGCATCCACATTTGGCTCTTCCTGCTGCTGGGGTTGTCCCTGTTGTTGCTCCTGGGGCCCCCGCTGCATTTGTTGTTGTATTTGTTGGATTTGCTGTTGATAAGCCTGCTGGAGTTGGTTCATGTACTGTTTCATCTGCTCGTTCTCTTGCCGAATGGCATTAAGCTGCCAGCGGGCTTTATCGACGTCGCTGGTCTTCCCTAATTCCTGCTCGGCTTGTCTATAGGCTTCCTCTAGCTTTTGAGGCTCTATATAACCCTGCTCGTTAACAAGTTTCTGCCAATCTACCTGCTTGCCAAGTTTCTTTCCAATGTTCTCCAGTGAATCCGCAACTTGCTCGTGGTTATCGAATTTGCCAAGTATCCTTTGTTGTTGAGTCTGTTGCTGCTCTATGTCCTCCGGTTGTCCCTGTGAACCGTCCTGGGCCTCTCCAGGAGGGATAGGCTCTTGTTGTTGCTCTAGAGCCTGCCCTTCTTCAGGTTGTCCAGGACCTTGGCCGGAATCTTCAGGGGCCGTAGGTTGACTATTCACTCCAAGGACGTCCTCTTGTCCAGGCTTTTGTTCTCCTGGGGAGGGTCCTCCAAATATACCGGTCATTAGCAACACTCCTATGTTGAGATTTTGTCAACGTTGTTCAGGCGTTTCTCTACAAACATCATTATCTTTTCGTAAGCTCTCATTTCCGATTGTAGTTTTAAGACTTTATTCAAGTCTTCAAAATCTGCCCTGCATAGCTGGTATTGAATTGAGCTAATGTTTTCCTCAATATACTTTTTGAGGATTTCCCAGCCTGACGTTTGCACCATTTCAAGTATTCCAGCGATCTCCTTATTATCGACTAGGCCCACCCCCCAACATTGTCGGCTGAGCTAACCCAATGCCAGGAGGGCCTTGTCCAGGAGGAGTGCCGGAGGGCGGGGGAGCACCGCCTCCCGGGGGCCCTTCTTCTCCCTGCATCGGGGCTGAGGCCATCAGCATTTGGTTTACTAGCTCCCTCGGGAAAAGGAACTTTTGTATATTCCGAAGATCAAAGCTCTCCATCCAGGCCTTAGTTAGCTCGTACAGATCCACATAAGGATTACCTGTCTCGATCAAGAAGGCCAACATTTGGGAAAGCTGTTGTCTTCGGATTTCCTTGTTAGCCGCCGGGTCCACAGAGGTTCCCGCAGGACGATAGTCGAATTCTCCGATAAGCTCACCGGGTTCGATTGTTCGCCATTGAACGGACTCTTCAGGACCAAGGCGAATTAACCGCTTCTCGTTGATAAACTGCTGATTATTCAAATCCATAAGCTGGGCAAGCCTCTTTATTCCTAAAGACTCAAATAGCAATATCCTCACATCATAACGGATGGAGGCGTTTGAAGACTTCAAGGAGGCTTCTGTGGCGGTTTCTGCTTTCGTGGAATCCACACCCCTGATAACCGGGGGAACTGCCAACACGTTCTCCAGCTGTCTTTCTGTTATAGAGGTTTCGTTATAGGAAGAGGATGTGACATCGGTCATTTGAAATTCATCCAAATCGTCCATATCATCCAGGTAAATAACCCCTCCAGCCCTGGAAATTAGGTCCTCCTCTTTAATGTCCGCCCCCCGGCGTGCTTTCCACATTTTATTCAAGGCAAAGCTAACATTATCAACCCTCTGGTTGTGCTGGGTATTAAGCTCATGCTGCAGATCGTGAATTATCTGAACGGCACTAAGGCCATAAAACTCGTTAGGTAACGGGTCATAGCTCTCCACTATATAAGGCTTCTTCTGGTGTCTCCAATATGGAGAAGGACCATCATAAATTACATCTTGCCGGTTTACCAGGATGGTCCGCCTATCATCTTCCCAGTAATGGAGAAGCTCATATAGTTCCTTGCCAGACTCTTTGTATAATTTTGTTCCTGCCTGGTAACTGTCTCTACCGGCTTCTATGCCAACCGCAGACAATCTTTGCCAGGTGCCCTCTTCCAGGCTGCCAGTGGAACCCTTTAACTTGTCAATGTCAATAGGGAATATCTGTCCATCAGGAAGTTTCATAAGCCACTTTACTATGTTAACAAGCTGCTCTTCAGTTACCCATTCCCTCTGAAAAACCCCTCTGGCGTTATCTATATTTGTTCCCCTGGGATCGGGCCAGAAATCAAAGTAGTCTACAATGGCGATCTCGTTATCGTCCCAGACAGCGGACAACTCTTCCCTCATTTGGTTAGTCCATTGTAATTGAGGACCGAATTGAGTCATTCCATAGAACGGAGTTGGGACAGGTTTCTTTACCATCTTCTCCTCGTATCTCCATCCCACAGACATTATGGCCGCAGGGAACACAAGAAACGAAGTGACAAAATCATAAAACAACTTGACAATATTGTTTTTGCAAAGCTGCTGGTCTACTAGGGCAGACGCTACTTCAGCCTTTTTCTCAGCAACATCCATCGTTTCAGGGTTGCTACCATCGGGCAACGGAATAAAATCAATATAGGGCCTTGTATTAAAGAAAGCCTTAACAAGCCTAGCCCTTATGGTATCAATAGATTCATAAGTTTTAGGAATGTGGAGATTAGACCGTTCCACACCAGAGGGAATTGGTTCTTTATGCCCTACGAATAACTTGTACCATTCGATAGCCTTGTTGTCCCATTGTTGCCTCCAGCCATCGAAATAGTTAAAACGGTCTGTAAGTTCGGCGTTTAGTTTTCTTTGATCCCCTCTCGAAGGGGCCATAATCTCAACCATTTTAGGCCCTCCTAAAACATAGGTTCTTCAGGCATCGGTCCCATAGCTGGGGCTTCGGGCATGGGAGGTTCTACAGGTCCAACTCCTTCGGCCTGCACTTCCATCTCTAATTCCTGAACACGATCCAATAGCTCCAAGGCCAACATTTCAAGCTCTTCCCTTGGCATTTCAGCAAATGGACTATCAGGAATCCCCCCCTCCCCTTCAGGTGTTATCGGTGCTGGCGCTGGTCCAGCCATAGGAGCTGGCCCCGGGGCCGGTCCCATTGGCATGCCTTGTTGCGGAGCCATCGGCATCATCTGATTTCGTTGCATCAATATACCCCCTTAATAACCTGTAACTCGACTGACGGGCCTTTTTAATTGTTCCACCATTTGCCTCGTCCTCGTCTCTTCTTCCTCTGTAGGCCTTGGGTTTGGCCTACTCATAACATAATATCTATCGGTATCCTGGCAATGATCTTCCTGATAATCTTCAATGTCTTCTGGTTTATCTGGGTGGGTCGTTATGATGGGATAAGTCCTAATGCTATTAAAACAAGCCTTTGTAAATCTCAACCTTGCTATTGGGTTGCCTTTCTCGTCTAAGAAAGGCTTTAAATGCTGGTGCAACCTTCTCCATCCGTTGATCCTGTCTTTTGAGGCCTTCCTCATGGGTATTCCATGCTTCAAAAATATCTTTGCGGTGGACTCCCCTGTGTCTTGGCTTGGGGCCCAACAACTGGTATCTGCTACGGTGTAAGATATAACTTCGGGAACCCCATCAGGGTCTCTCGATAAAGCCCTAATATCCTCTGCCTGTTCAGGATCGGTCTTCTTTTTGGGGTAATATTCCCTGTAACACACTGCCCAGCCATCAGGAGAGATAGCATACCACTTGCAACAAGCCTGGTTATATCCCCCATCATAACCCCGAACAATCCTCCATGTTGGAGGTGGGTACCAATCTTTGTCGAAGGGGTAATGGACATCAGGCTCCCATTCTTCAAATGCGGCCCCTTCACCAACTGAAAAGGCCTCTTCTGGCGTTGCGGGGTATTCAGCTTTATAGCTTCTTGGCAGCTCTTCTTTTGTTGCCTTATACCAATACCTGTCCCTCCTGGGGTCGGCATGCCAGGGGAGGAATACAGGGGAGAAGTTCCCGTCTTTTTGCACTGCCTGCGTCCATTTTTCCTCGAATAAGGTGTTTCTCTTTGCGGTACTTATCCCTATTACTTGCCCACCATCGGGCCGGTTAATTGTCGGGTAAGCCGCTGTCCAAATATCATTAGCCCAGGGATGGAAGGCCCATTCGTCTAGTATTACCAGATCATCAGTAAACGACCGGCCAGTGTCCTGGGTAGCAGGAAGAGCCTTTAGACGGCTTTCGTCTTTACTGGGGTGCAATACAACCAGCTGTTGTTTCCCGCTATCCCAGATCGGGCCGGTATACCCATTAGGAGCCTGTTTCTTGTGAACGGTAAAGAAAGAGGGTAAATGCTCGAATATAAACTTAACCCTGTTAACCAGCTCAAAGGAGTCGTCT